AATGGGGTAAGCTTTGTTTCGATGTCGGAGTCTTTTGATACTGGCTCCCCCATCGGTCGGTGCATCGTCGGGGTGCTGTCTGCTTTCGCTCAGATGGAGAGGGAAAACATTAAAAACCGAACTGCCATGGGCCGGCAGGCCGCCCTGAAGGCGGGGAAGGCTCCCGGCGGAAACGTCCCGATCGGATACGTTCGGGTTGGAACGGGGGAGCTTGGCGTGGATCCGCTTCGGGCTCAGCTGGTGCGGGACCTTTTCGGACTGGTGATCACTGGCTCCCCGGTTTCCGCTGCATACCGCCAGGTGCTCCGAAGGTATGGCCTACCCGATGTCTCCTTGCAGGTGGCCGGGGTGGCGGGAGGCCGAATCATCCGAAACCCGGTCTATGCCGGGATACGGCAGGTGGGGGAGGAGGAGTACGAGACGGCCTGTGAGGCGCTCGTGTCCAGGGAGGATTGGGAGGCGGCCAACCTGGCCATCAAGTCACGTTCCACGACCCCCAGGGTTAAAAAAGGACTGTTGGGAGGGATCATCTACTGTGCCAAGTGCGGTGCTCGGATGGTGAGGCGCAGGTACCGGGATAAGGCTTTCCGGTACTTTTGTTACTCGGTGGAAAAGTCCTCTCCCCTCATGATCCGGGATCCGAATTGTGATAATAAGACCACCTGGACAGCTGTCGACCTGGAGGCCTTGGTGGTCGGAGAGATAGCCAAGCTCCAGGCCGACCCGGCGGCGATCCGGGAGGCGGCCTCGGGAGATGTCGCCGTAGATGCGACATCGCCTATAAAGGATCGTCTGGCAGAGATAGAGAAACAGCTGTCGAGGCTCCTTTCCCTCTACCAGTCGGGAGTGATGGAGCTGGAGGAGCTGTCACCGAGGATAGCCGACCTGAAACGGGAGCGGGAACAGCTGTCGAAGTCGCTGACGGAATTGGAGGCGACGGGACGCATGAAGCCTGCCCAGGCAGAGGAGATCGTTAAAGGCTTTGGCCCGATCCTGGAGGCGTCCGAAGAGGACAAAAGGGCGTGCGTCCTGGCTCTTATAGACAGGGTAGAGGTGTATAGGGGAGAGGTAACGATCCGGTGGAAGTTTTCATGACTTGGTGGTAAAATTCGAGCATCAAAGCAAAGGAGGCTTAGATATGAAGAATACAATTGTTTCTGCTTTGGCAGCGGCCATCCTGGCGGCTGTACTGATATCCTGTTTTGCCAGGGCGGCGGACTACCAGTCCATGACGGATGAGGAACTGCTGGCCGAAGCCAACGCGATTCGGAACGAGCAGCTAGAGCGACGGTTTGCTCTGGAAGACAAGACCATTCTGCTTGATCAGGATGGGGCGCAAGTGTATTTGACTGGCGATCGAAGGTTTTCGCACGGGATTTATTGTTTAGAAGTTGTTGTTATCAACAATTCAGATTATGCCATACAAATTCTAATTGATAATGTATCTGTTAATGGTTGGCAGTGCGGTGGTACGGGGACGACTAAGATAGAGCCAGGGAACCGACTCATGGGCGAATTGCGTTTTAACGTTACAAAGACTGATATTATATCTGAAGAAGATTTGAGTGATTTGCATTTTGCTTTGGTTCTTTATGATTCAGTAAATCATGAACGCATTAGCATCACTGAACCAATAACTATGTTTATTAGTGAATCGTAATTTAAGAAGGCCGTCCCGGATCCGGGGCGGCCTTTGTTGTTCCTGCATTTCCAATGGTTACGAATTTAAACGCTCTTCTGGAAGCGTGATGAAATTAGTAGTCACGCCTCCCCTGCCTCCTTCTGCTCCTGATCCGGCACGTACTCCAGCAGGTCTCCCGGCTGGCATCCGAGCAGCCTGCAGATTTTGTTTACCGCTTGGTTCCCCGGCTCCCCCTCATTTCTGATGATATCCATGGTGTACTCGCCCAGGATCTTTTCCTTTCGGAGTCGGTAGGAGCTGTATCCCGCTTCCTTCAGTTTGGTCATGATTCCGCTCTTGTATTTGATCATGTTTTATCCCTCCTTTTATGGCTCAATTGTAAGGCATTTCGCCACCGTTTGCAAGTGTACGAATTGCACAAAATCACCACCGCAACTTTGTGTATATCGCCTATTGCGCACCACCGCAATACAGAGTATAATAAACTCATCAAGGGAACAGAAAGGAGGTGAGCGGGTGACAACGAAGGAAATCAAGGAAGAGCTCCTCAAGATGATCGAGAACGGATCAGAAGAAGAGCTGAAGGAGCTGGCGGAAGCGCTGAAAGAGCTCCTGAAGAAAGAAAGAGAGAAGCAGTAAACCAGCAAGCCACAAAGGGAGGGGCGGAGCCCCTCCCGGACATGAGAACAGAAATCATAAGGGATGTACGGATTGCACAAAATAACCACCGCAATATTGTGTATATTGCCTATTGCGCTACACCGTTTAGCGGTGTATAATCTTCTTGTAGCAAGGGAACAGCTTTTATACAAGGAGGACACGAGATGATGATCACAAAGGAAACGGCACAGCGGATGAACACCAACGACCTATACGACCTCCTCCGGGAGACCTTGGAGGCGCTCACCGAGTTCCTGGAGCACCCCGGGGTTGACACCTCCAAGCCGGAGTGCTGGGAGATCTACCAGCGGCTCAACGAGCCGGTCAGGGTCCTTCGGGACGAGGTCCACCAGAGGATGCACATCTAAAACCCAGGGCGGCCACGGGGAGGTTCGAGTCCTCCCTCTGGGGATACGACGGAGTGGGCACACCCGTCTAAGCAAAAAACACCCGCAGGCACCGCGAGAGCATCCCCCGGATAGGAAACCGGGATACCAATCTAGCGTGGGCAGGTCAACGCTATAGAAAAACCTGCCACTCAAATAAACGGTAAAGAGTTCAAGTAAACGCTTGACTTTTACATAAAGAAGTGTTACAATCTAATCACCGCAGGAGATGCGGGCAAAATTGAATAAAGGAGATCAGAACCATGAAGAAAATCATCAATGGCAAGAAGTACGACACCGAGACGGCTAAGTTCTTAGCAAGCTACGAGCACTCCTACCGTGGGCAGTTCGAACACTACCGTGAGGAGCTCTATCAGAAGCGTACCGGCGAGTTCTTCCTCTATGGGATCGGCGGACCCGCCAGCAAGTACAGCGTGCAGGATGGCCTGAACTTCTGGAGCGGCGGCGAGGCCATTAGCCCCCTGTCTTACAATGAGGCCAGGAAGTGGGCGGAGGAAAGGCTAGAAGCCGATGAGTACGAGGGGATCTTTGGCAAGGTCGAGGAATCCCTGGACACCATCTCGGCGACCTTCAGCCTGCCCAAGGCCGTGGTCGACCTGATCAAGCGGGAGGCCGAGAAGACGGGGAGGTCCAAGAGCCAGGTCGTTTCAGACCTGGTCATCGGGGCACTCAACACCTAACCCCATAGCGGCACACCGGGAGGGTTCGAGTCCCTCCCGTGGGGATCGGAGCCGGAAGGCTCTAAAACCAAATAAAGGAGATAGGACAATGACAATTGAATATCTGAAGAGGAACTATAGGAAGCTCGGAAGCAAGGATTGCGACCTTGCCGCATGCTGCAGCACCTGCATGTACAGGTACTCGGCTACCCGTGCCGCTGGTTATAAGTGGGAGGACGAGCTGGACAGCTACTGCGTTTATCGCAAGAAGGCGGAGGCGAAATGAACAAAGAGGGAGGGCATGGCCATCTGGCCGTGTCCTCCCTCTTTTTTTAGATCTTCTCCAGATAGGCCGCTGCGGCGAATCCATACTTGTCGCATCCCCCGATCCTTACCCGGATATACGCCCACGGGTTGCCGCTGGCCGCCTTGACGATATCACATACCGCGACCTCTTGGCCGTCCATCAGCGGCGAGAAGGAGCACTTGGGGTATTCCGCCCCCGCCCATGTCCTCACGTTCAGGCCTTCCCCGTCGGTACCAGCGACCACCGCCTTGTATTTCTCCGCCTTGTTTATGCTGCTGGATGCCTTGGCCGTCACCGATCCGCCCGCCCTGGTGCCTGTGTCCAGGTTTGTGGCCACATGGTGCGCATCGTTTAGCAGGATATCCCCCGGCAGCAGGTAGGCGTCACTCGTCAGGTACTTTGACTCGGTCAGCACCTGGTACCCCGCAGCCTTGTAAGCAGAGCGCATATTCCCGGTATAGGTCGCCCCGATGGAGCGCAGCTCCTCCCGGCCTAGCCTTCGGCCGATCGCCTTGGTTATGTCGATGATGCCTTTGCTGCAGTCCGTCTCACAGCTGACGGTGATCTTCGCCGGGTCATCCCCCGCCGCCCGGAGCGCCTCCCCGAAGGTGTCGCGCTGCCCCTGGTCGTATCCGATCCGGGGGTTGAGGGCTGCCGCCCTGGCCATCTCGGCGTGGAGGCTTCGAACGTCCTCGCATGGATGCCTTAACACGCAGTCCCAGGGGCGGGGGTACCAGGTGCGCACCTCCCACTCCCTCCCCGTCTGATCCCCGGCCGACCCGCCGGAGTATCCGCCCCACTCATCCGATCCACAATTGCTTATCATCTCTTGCCCTCCCTCGGAAGCGCGGCCACATTGCTGGCCTGGATCGCATCCTCTGCCAGCATCTCGTCGTAGGCCGCCTCCAGAAGCGCCCTTACCTGCTCATCGGTTAAGACGATCCCGCACTTTTTACACAGCGCCTGCAGCTGCTCCAACACCCACTCCCGCCTGGCGTAGGCGGAGGAGAGGGTAGAGGACATGTTTTTAGCCGCTCTGCAAAGCTTCAGCGCCCACTTGCTCAAACCTTCCAGATCGTCGGGGTTGATGGCCGTCACCTGCCGATAGCCCGGCAGCACGTACTTCCGGATTAGGTAGCCCGCTGCCGTAGCTAGGAACAGGAGCAGATAGTATGTCATTGCGTCGCTCATCCCTTACCGCCTCCTTCTTCGTCTTCATGCCTAAGCTTGGTCGTTCGGATCCATCCGCAGATCCCCGCCTCTCCGATCGTGGCGGACACCACGGCGATGGCGTAGGCCTCCGGGATGGATCCATACTCCCTAAAAAGCGAGATCATCTGGAAATGAAAGAAAAGGAAGAATCCGAAGGTAAGGAGCAGGGCGATGTCAAGACCCTTCAGGCTCTTGAAAAATGCGATTATCTTTTTCACGCGCCCACCTCCCCATAGATGCCGGTGACCCCAGCTGTATAAAGAAAGTCTCGCTGGTCGTGCTTGATCTTGGCGGCATAGCTTAGCGCCGCCTCCATGTCTCCGTTGCAGTGCGCATCAGGGATCCGCTGTACCGCCCTTGCGGTAGCCTCCCCCAGCATGATCGAAGCCCCTACCGCCTGGATCGTCAAAAGCTCGTTTTTCTGCCTGGCCTTCTCCAGCGCATCCGCCTTGGCCTGCAGCTTCTCCCGGCGTTCGTCCTCCAGCTTATTCCGTTTCTCAATCTTCTTTTCCAACAGCCAAAAAAGGAATCCGGTGATCCCCGAAGGGATCACGGCCACGAAGGCAATCAAAAAACCGTTGATGTCCATCCTACTCACCCCCTGCCGGGGTGTCGGTTGCCGGGGCGGGATCCACCCCGGCTTGTAAGAGCAGCATCGACAACCCCTTTATGATGTCAGCCTGCCTCTTGATAGTTTCGTCCTGTTCTTCCAGGACTTCCACAATGGTCACTCTTCCGGCTCCTACCCGGGCTCTTCCTCGGTCTTGCCTTCGCCTTCCGGTTCGCCTTCGCCTTCGGACTCAGGATCCGGTTCTCCCTCGGGTTCCGTCTCGGGTTCCCCGTAGAGGATCCAATCACATTCTTCCTGAGTAATCCAGCCCTTCTTAACCGCATTCCTTACGCGAGCTTCGTTCCACATCCCGGTATCATAGTAGTGCCTTACCAGATCATACTTCGGGCTCTTCATTTACTCCACCTCCCCATCTTCGCCTTCGTCCAAGTCCACATCCGACATCATTGCCACGTAGGTAAGGTCGGCCTGCAGCTTGGCATTGTCCGCCAACAGCTGTTCATACTGTCGCTGTTCTTCCACGCTGGTCCTGATTTTTCTGAACTGTGCCGCCATCGTTACACCTCCATAAACTTTTATAGTATGCGTCCATGCGCTGCAGCATCCGAAACGTTGAGCCTTTCTGTGCATGCGCCTTCCAGGCCTGATAGCATGCCTGAACCTTTTGCCGGGACATCTCTCCCTTCTTGGCCAGGGCAACCATCCGAAAGAGCCTCTTGCGCTCCATCTTTACGTTTTGCGGATCGATCAACCGATAGAGCTTGCCGGTGCTGGATATGTGATGCCTAAACCCAAGAAACGGGATCCCCTCGGATATGGGATAGACCCGGGTCTTTTGGGGATGGATGCTAAACCCCATCCGCCCCAGCCTCTCCTCGATGTCCAGGAGCCACGCCTGGAGCTGTCCTGGATCGTCCGAAAGAAGGATCATGTCATCCATGTATCGGATGTACTCTCTGACGTGCAGGCGCTCCTTGATGTAATGGTCTAGCCCGTTTAGGACGGATATCCCGCATATCTGGACCATCTGGGAGCCTGGATTGTATCCGATGTCACCGGCGTATTGTCCGTCCAGCACCTCCGCCGCACGGCGGTAGGCCTCCGGGTGGAGTCTTTGTTTTAAGGCATCCTTGGCCACATCGTGGCGCATGCTCGGATAATAGCTTTTTACATCTATCTGCAGCACATAATACGTGTTTCCCCAGCGCCTCCACGCTCGCTGCAGGAAGCAGCCCAGGCGGTTCCTTGCGCTGTCTGTCCCACGCCCTTTTTGACAGGCGTGGTTATCATAGATAAAACCTCTCACCATTGCCGGATAAATCGCATTATCGTTAAGGCTGCGTTGATAAACCCTATCGCGGAACGCGATACTAACCGCCGTCCTCCTTTTCGGACGCGTGATCTCAAAAGCCTTCGGCGGCCTGGGTTTGTAAGTTCCTTCCTTCAGCTCCCGCTCCAGCCTGGCGGTGCTCTCGATCCCGTTTAGATAGTAACTCGCTACCGAGCTCTTCCAAACTACGCCTTTCTTGCATTTCTGCATGGACTCATAGAGGGCGTCAAATCCTATGATGTCCTCTATATCAAATTTATCTTGTTCGTTATTGTTCATGCCGTTTAATTGGATTATTTGATTTATTTTTGTCCCTGCCGTGTATAGGGGTACCAGCCCGCAGGCTGACCCCATCGGCAAGGTATTGTTCGCCCCTTCGGGGCTGGGTATTCGGCTCCCCGTGCCATCGTTTCGGACTCCGCCACTACGTGGCGGGCTTTTCCCGTGTGGATGCACGGTCCGCAAGCGCGCGATTCGCGTTCGTCGCGTTGTTGTTGTTGGCGTTGCCTGACGTGTTGACATTCCAGGCATTGTTGCCGTTGCCACGGTTCGCCGAGCGCAACCGGACATTCTGCGTATAGCCTACAACCCATGTTAAATGCTTGGTTTCAGATCTTTATATCGCTCATAGTCAGCTCTTGACCATGCGTCAATCATGTTTCTTGCTTCCCTGACAAGCCCCATCCAGTACTTCGCCCGCTTTCCGGACAGATGATAGACCGGCTTTGCCAGGTCGATGAGCGACATTAGGGCGTTGCATCGCTGCTTTGCGGTAGACTGCCCCTTTGCCCTCTCGACATACCGCTGCCAGCTCCCGTCAACCCTGATGCAGTTTGCCGCCCATACGTACATATGGATTTCAACCGCCGTCTCTACAATCTTGGCCGTTAAGAATCGATCATACGCGGGGTCAAATACCTTCGGATTCGCGCATATCCTAACCGTATGGCTTGCCAAAGAGCGGGTCTTGACTGCTGCCTGCAAGCTCTTGTTGGGATTCCTGTCTCCCTCGACTACCGACATATACTACCTCCCAGTATCTACGCCGCCTCACCCCGCCGCCGCGGGCGGCGGGGGATTAACAGGATTAGCGGATGGCACAGGCCGCAAGCGCGCGATTCGCGCTCGCTGGCGTAGCCTGACGTGTGGACATACCAGGCATTGCCGCCGCCGCCACGGTACGCCGAGCGCAACCGGACATACTGCGCACTTGCGTGATTTTCCAGCGCGAAGTGGCGCATCTGGGCAAAGGCCGTATTGGTAGGCAGCGGATCCTCCGAAAGGGATGCCCGCTTATAGTAGTCCCATGCAGCGCCTTCTACTCCGGCGGCCTGGGGCACATAGTGCAGCTCCTCGAGGGAGGGGAGGAAAAACGCATCATACATGGTATCCGTGCCGCCTCCGTCGCAAACCGTGTTCGTCGCGACGTCGACCTTGATCGCGCCTACCGCCGCAAGGAAATCGTCCTGGAACCCGGACAGGAAGCCGGGCTTGGTCGCCGCTTCTGCGGGAGGACGATCAAAGTTATGCTGCGGAGTCCACCAGGATCCGGCAGCAGCTGCGGAGTTAAGCCACTGGCGGATGGCGCTATCACGGTACCGGTTGCCGCCATACATCGCCCGGCTCTGGTTAAGGCGCTCTTCGGAGGTCGACATCGTCCCAAGGGAGGTGCCGGACTGCCCGGATGCCACGGGCACGGTTTCGAGCGCTACGGTATCTGCCGGGGAGGCAAAGCTAGCAAACTGCCATGTAGACAGAGCCTTGTCGGATGCCATGACGGGCGCTGCCAGCTGTCCGCCTGCAGGGATGTCCTTGGTCAACGTGAAATGGATCGCTCCACCTGCCGGGACGGCCTCGCCGACAGCCTGGGTGATCGTCAGGTAGTAGGTACCAGCAGCCAGGCCGTTCTCGAACCAAGCAAACGCCTGCCTAGCGGAAAACGGGATGCCATAAAGCGCAGCATAATTTGCTACCAAAATCATGCCGGGAGCCTTCTCCCCATCGGCAATATCAACCCCCGCTTCCGGGATGCTGGCAACGTTCCAGGGGAAGCTGTAGGTTCTGCCGGATACGGTGTCGGTCCACGGTACGATGATCTGGTCGCCGATAGAGAAGACGTCCTTTGCGTGTCCCGCCCTGACGATATGGGCGATCTCATTCATGTCGGCGATCTCTTCGATCTGGCTCCCGGCGATGATGTCCAGGAGCACGTTCTGGCGGTGGAGTTTCTCCACGATCGCGTTTCCGATGGCGTTAAAGCTCTCATCTAGCACCACCGGCCTAGTAATCTGGCTCATAAAAAATCCCTCCTTTTACTCTGATCCAAAAGTTACGTTAAGCGCCCCGTCTACGACGGAAAAGCCCAAATCCTCGTGATACTGCTCCAGGTCGGCCACCCGGGTTTCCAGGATGGCGGCATCCGAAGCGAGATACGCCGCCCCGGCAATGTTGACGTAGGTCGCCGCTGCGTTGCCAGTGGTGAGGTACACGTCCTGGGTGATCTGCGCGGCACCGCCTCCGGCATAGGCAGGCATGTAGTCGCCGACCTCCCCGGCGGTCACTGCGATACAGTAGAGGCACTCGGTAGACGACGCGCCCCCATGCTCCTTGCAGTAGACCCCGATTTCGTTTAGGAAATATCCGCTGGTCACCAGCGGGTCTCCCGTCACCGGGTCAACGTTGGAGATGAGGGTGGTGATCTTGATAGCGATGGCGGACGAGATCGACACGGAGCTAGGCGTGTATACGTTGCGCTGGCTCTTTAAGGTCGTTCGGGTCCGAAGACTCGACTCCTGTTTTTCGGCGGCGCTGTACACGCCATCGCCCACGACCACCTTGGTAATCTCCAGGCTGGCCTCGCCCGTCTGGATCCTTGCCAGCAGGGCGGCACCTGCGTCGGTGATGACCGCATCCCTATACGGCTGTGGCATAAGTTATTCCTCCTTTCGGATTAAAAGGCACAATGGATTGGCGGGGGGTTGGTCACTGAAAAAGCAAACCCCACACAGTTACTCCCTCCGGTGTCGATGACCCGGAGGATGGAAACGCTATCTAGTTTTGACCGGGCATTTTTGACGCTCCTCATGATCGCCTCAAAAGCAGCCACATTGTCGGAGCTGGCCAAGGCCTGCGTGATAATCCGAAAGTGGTACGGCTCCCCCTCGTACTCGTACCACTCCTCCACATCGCACTGGCCAAAGACCGCCGCCCCCAGCTCCTCCATTGCCCGACGGGTCCCGGCGATCTGATACCACCGCATGGTGTTCTTGACCAGGTCGGCCTTGACCGCCTTATCGTAGGCAATGTCGTAGTATGGGCTCCGCAGCTCCGCTGCCAGAAGGTCCAGGACCTTGTCGTCCATCTGCTCCAGGCTGCTATAAGTAGTTGCTTTCAAAGCGTGATCATACAAAAGCCTCGTGCCTGCCCGGATGGCATACCCAAGCGCCTTTATCTTCGGATCCTCCCTATACGCCCCTCCGAGGGCGTCGGTGACCCTGGCATCGTATAGGCTAATCATCCTCCAACCCTCCATACGTGACGGAGGAGGAAGCCAGTACCGGGACTGCCGTCCTTGGGACGGTAGTAAACGCCGGGCTGGCAATCACCGCCCGTTTCGCCCCCGCCGCCTTGACCCTGGCTACCAGCTCGTCCGGGTTGATGTCCCTCCCGATCCGTGCGCTCTGCCAGGCCTCGTACTGCTCCACGGCAGCCGCCACCGCCGTCTGGATGCTGGCAGCGCTCGACCGGTCGGCCTTGGCAATGTAATAGGTCAGGGAGACGGAGTAGGACTCCTCATCAGGCCCTGAAATCTGGACCGTATCCGTCAGTGGCCTGGCCGGGGCATCCGTCAGGTACTCCGTCAGACCATCAATCATGGATTGCTCGGGCTGTTCCCCGCCCTCCATCAGGATCCGAATGTCGACCGTACCGGCGGGGATGTCTGGATCATCCCCTGGACCCGAGACCGCCACATCGACGATCTGGGAGCTATACTCCAGGCACCGATAGACATAAGCGTCAGCCGGCCCCGCCACGGAAAAGCCAGACGGGGCGAGGAAGACCCTTTGCGCCAGCTCCTCGTCGGTCTCCGTGTCGGATCCGCCGGAGCTGGCGTCCACGTTTGACACGGAGGCGATAAAGGGTACCGGGTCGACCATCGTGTCGACCTCCCCCGGAGCGTATCCATTTCCTACCGCTCCGGGAACCGTACACTGCAGGATGGTCGACAGCTCCGTCTCCCCGGCGGGGATCTCCAGATACTCCGTGGTTGCAAAAAAGACGCTCCCGTCAGCCGTAAGCCTCGTCCCCTCCGGGATCGGGGTAGCGCTAGCCCTGGCCGCCTCCAGGCTCCAAAGGATGGTGACGACAGCAGGCTCTGCCGCCTTTCGGACAAGTCCCGTTCGAGTAGCCGCCAGCTGATCCAAATAGTCGCCGTAGGCGTATTTCAAGAAATTCATTTTCCCCGCCTTGTCCACCAGCTGCAGATGCTGGTAGATGACCTGGGACACGGCCAGCAAGATCACCCGAATCGGATCGCTCCTGGCCAGGGAGACCGCCTGCCCGGTGATGGACCGGTAGGACTCCTGGTAGGTCGTGATCATCAGCTCCTGTACCTGCTCCAAGGTCGCATCGTCAATAAAGGATATGTCTGGTAAGTCTTTGATCACATCCAACGTTTCAGCCATCCCACCACCTCCCCTCTAATCAGCTGCCGAGAAGGTAAGCTCGACCTTGACCCCGCCCTCCGTGGGAGTAACGGAGGTCTTGGATAGCTCCACCCTCGGCTCATAGATTGCTATTTTCTCGATGATCTCCAGGGCTAGCAGGTTTGCAGCCGCACCCGTCGGGGCATCCAGGCAGGACTGGTCAATCCCGTAGTATCGGTCGCCCGCGCATGTCCCGGCAGGGGTGGAGATAAGGGCGGTCAGGTTGCGCCTGATCTCCGATACCACCGACTCGCTAGCCCAATCAAAACCAATCAGATTGATAACGGTAGACATGTATCAACCCTCCTACTGGTATTGCTTAAAGGTAACCGACAAGGTCATCCTGACCACCTGCCCCGCATCTAGAAACACGCTCCAGGCCTCCGAAACGGAACTGATCACGAACTTGGCCTGCCCCACCTTCTTCCCGCCGATCACCAGGTACTCAGCCTCGCCCCCACGCATCGCCTTGAGGATCGCCTTTTGGGTATCGTAAGGCTTGACGCCCAGCGTCGCATCCAGGACGATGTCCATGGATATCTCCGCATTGTCGACCCCCAGAAACTGCATGTAGGGTGCTTCCCCCAGGCGGGAGACCTCCCCGAAGCGTGCGCCCTGACTATAGCTCATCCCCGAAAAGGTCAGGACCCGACTGTCGGAGACCTCGAAGGAAATCATCTTGCCAAAATTCCCTACCTTGCCCATGCGCCCACCCCCCTTACTCATGGTAAGACCGCATGTGCTGGATGATGGCCGCCACCGTGGTGGTACCGGCGGAGCAGCTGAGGGTGATGTTGCTGGCATCGATGGTAATACCCTGGTCAGACTCCAGGCGCACCGCCCCATCGGATCCGATGGTGAGGGGCAGGTCGAAATGCAAGGTTGCCTTCTGCCCCTCTGGGTTGCGCTCCAGGAAGGCCTTGCCCACATCGTTGGAAAAGTCCTTGCGGTATCGATCCTTCCCAAAAACGGGAGGCTTATGTTTCTTGTTCCAGTACCTCCCCAGAATGACCCCGGCCTCCTGGCCGTTGGTCAGATGGAGCACTAGCACGTAGTCCTCCACGTTCGGCATGTGGTACTCCCCATCCAGACAGGCGTAGGGGAGGGGAGCGGAAACCGCCTCGTCCATATCCTTGTAGGTAACCCGTATCATGCCTGTC